GCCAAAAAGGGCCATTTTATAAGTTATCGTTTTTTGTCGCTTTTTCGCCACATTTTTTGTTCGCATAGCGCACTTGGTGAGAGCCCCGCTCGACGGGCCGAATCCCACGGAATAATCGACAGCGTGTCGACTTTTCCGTCCCCCGTTCGTAGGGGAACGCGCATCAGCTAGACGGGCGCGGCTTCCCAGCCACGCGCCGCCCGCCCCGCCAGAGCTACACCGTTTCTAGGACGGCGGAACGCGCATCGCGGAGCCCAGCTGGACTAACGCAGCTCTATTCGCACGCATCACGAGGCAAGGCTATCCCGTTTCTAGGACGGGAACGCGCATCACGCGGCCCGCGCGACGAGCGAGACCGAGGCCCCGCCCGCCGCGCGGGCACAAAAAAACCGGGGAGCCCGAAGGCCCCCCGTGTTCAGTCCCTGACAATCCGAATCAGTTGCGATCCCTTGTCGAATCGAATCCAGACCTCGACGGGCTTGCCGTCGAAGTCCCGCCGACTACAGTACTGCCCAGTGATGGACAGCACGAAGTCCTTCCCATCCTTGTAGGCTTTCTCGGCCTCGCACCGATACAGGTAATCCCGCCCGTAGGCGGGCGTCAGGTGTACGTGTTCGCTGTACAGCATGGCGCCCTCCACGGTTAGACCCAGTCCCTGCAAACCCAACAGGCTTCGACAGTCACCCGGTAGAGTTGCGGGTTCAGCGAACGGAACGCCTCAAGCTTATCCGCGCATTCCTCGCGTAGCAGGCCGTGCACTTTCGCGAGCACGACCCGCTTGGTGTACGTGCCGCGCACATGGTGCGGCAGGTCCACGTGGGTGAAGATTTCCATTGTGCCCGTGGGCTGACGATTCTCAGACATAGCATCCTCCAATAAAGGTAGAAGGCCGGAACAATCGACACCGTGTCGACTATTCCGGCCAAAGGGTTACACCAACATCGCGGCGACTTGCGCCAGGATGGCATCGGCATCGGCGGTCTCCGCCTTTGCCAATTCCTTCACGCGCTTGGTGATCGTCTCGACAATCGACTTGCGATTCTCGCGCTCGACCTTCAACGCGCCTTCATTGCGCCGCTCGAGCTCAGACGCGAACACCTTCGCCGCATTGAGTGACTTGACATCACCCTTCGCGAGCAGGGCATCACGCTTTTCGATCAGCTCACCATCGCCGAACTCAGCGAGCTTTTCGATTTGCTCGGCCTTCGCCTTCGCTTTACGCTCGGCGTCCTTCGACTCTGACTTGGGCCGCATGAAACCCATGTTGCTCGACAGCCGACCGATTTGGTTCTCCCACAGCTTTTGCGCGTACGTGGGAGCGGCCCCGGCATCAACCGCGCCCGTCATGTAGATGTCGCGCACCTTCATGAACTCCGGGTAGTTGATGCCCTTGACCCAATCGAACAGGTTGACGTCCAGGGTCTCGAGCGCCTGTTTGTTGTCATCCATAGCCTTCACCGTGCGAAAGGTCTGAAACCCGATATCGACAATAGTCGATTCGATTTCCGCAACGGGTTTGCCACCGATGGTCTCGATGGCGGGAGCGACTGCCGAGGTCGCGGGTACGGCGGGGTTGGCGTTTTGTGCCATGGTAGATTCTCCAATATAGGATGCACACAGCGTGCGCGGAACAATCGACACAGTGTCGATAATTCCGCCTGAGGTAGCGAGTACCAGTCGCTTCCCCATACTCTGTATTGTGCACGAATGGTATATCTAGTGGGGATTCCCCACGCCCGCCAACCTATGCCGTGTCAGGCTCGGCCCGCTGCGCTCGAGCCCGGAAAAAACGCGACCCGTACTTCCACGACCGAGAGTAATTCAACCACCGAGGTTGGTATAGGCCATACCCTTGCGAAAATCCAGCGCTTCGGAAACACCGAGGTACACCCCCAAACAGCGCTTCGGAGAGGCTCTGGCAACCGTACACAGTGTTTTGCGCACCCGATTGCAATTTTTTGGGGCGAAACCCCCCACCCCCTTCGCGTTTTTCTACGGGCGCGGCCAAGCCTCTTCTGGAGAACACCCCCCGTCAGGAGTCCCAACCATCCCTTTACAAACGTACCCCCTATACATTACAGTCGGCCCATTCTTGGAGTGCACAACCTCCTCATGACCATCAGTATTGAACCGGACAAGACCGTTCCATACCCCGCAGACCTGACGCCCGAAACGGGCGCGACGCTCCGTGAAAACATGGAGATCGCCGCCAATACTTGCTCGGTCATTGAGGAGCTAGGCGGGCATCTCGCCCCCGGCGACAGCGACGACGAAAACGCGGACGCTGTATTCCAGGCGTTCACTGCCCGCGCTCAGCAGCAGTTTGAAGAAGCCATTGCGCCGCCTGCCGAAGAAGGCAAGCGAAAGCGCGGCCGTCCCAAGAAGTACGAAGTCGACGTCAATCCCCCTGCGCTATACAAGGGGCAGGTTGCAGAGCGCATTCGCTCTATGCTCGACGAGTACAACAGCGACATCGTGGCGGACGCGGCCGAGCTTCGTCGTGTCGTGACGAACAAACTGCTGGATTTGTCGTCGTGCGGTGATCCGCGCATCGAGATCAAGGCCACAGAAATGCTGGGCAAGATCAGCGACGTGGGGTTGTTCTCTGAGAAGACTGAGATCACGGTGACGTACAACTCGGTCAGCGACATCGACAACATGCTCAAGGACAAGATTCGCAAGCTGTTGACGATGCACGCTGAAGAAGCGAGCGTGCTGCCCGACTTGGACAAGGAGCTGGCTGCACTCGACGCGCCCGTCGATGCAAACGTCATCGACATGGAGCCCGCCGAGCAGGAAACACCGCCAGCGGAGCCCGACAATGCGTGAGCAAACGTACGGGCAGTTCGATAAAGAGCTGGAGCTGCTGTTGGCCCAGCTCAGCAGGGTGCCCGACGAGAAGAAACTCTCGATCCTGAAAGATTTGGAGCAGCGAGAGCAGCTTTGGGACAAGGAAACAGCCCAAAATACCTTCTTGGGGTTCGTAAATAAGGTTTGGCCAGAGTTTATTTCAGGTCGGCACCACAAAATAATGGCCGCTGCTTTTGAAAGAGTGGCCAAAGGCGAGACAAAACGCCTGATTATTAACATGCCACCCCGACATACCAAGTCGGAATTTGCAAGTTACCTGCTTCCGGCGTGGTTTTTGGGTAAATTCCCCGCCAAAAAAGTCATTCAGACCTCAAATACCGCGGAATTGGCGGTCGGATTCGGTCGAAAAGTCCGAAATCTGGTGGATTCCGAGGTTTACAAGCGCATTTTCCCCACTTTGCAGCTTCAGCAGGACTCAAAAGCTGCTGGCCGGTGGAATACGTCCAAAGGTGGTGATTATTTCGCTATCGGTGTGGGCGGTACGGTCACCGGTAAGGGCGCAAACCTGCTGATCATCGACGACCCGCACTCGGAACAGGAGGCTGCGCTGGCGGCAACCAATCCCGACGTGTTCGACAAGGTCTACGAGTGGTACACCTCGGGTCCCCGGCAGCGTTTGCAGCCGGGCGGGGCTATCGTGATCGTGATGACGCGGTGGTCGCTGCGGGATTTGACTGGCCAAGTGCTCAAAGCCAACGTCGCCCGTGGCGGCGAGCAGTGGGAGGTCATCGAGTTCCCCGCCATCATGCCCTCGGGTAAACCCTTGTGGCCAGAGTTCTGGTCGCTGCCTGAACTGGAGGCGCTGCGGGAAGAACTGCCCAATTCCAAGTGGCAGGCGCAGTATCAGCAGCAGCCCGTCAGCAACGAGTCGGCCATCGTCAAGCGCGACTGGTGGAAGTGGTGGGACAAGGACAACCCACCCCAGTGCGAGTACATCTTGCAGACCTGGGACACGGCGTTCGAGAAGAACAACCGTGCTGACTTCTCTGCCGGTACGACCTGGGGCGTCTTCAACAACCCCGACGACTACGACCGCCCCAACCTCATCCTGCTCGACACATACAAGAAGCGGGTGGAGTGGGTGCAGTTGAAGAAGGACGTGCTGGAGCAGCACCGCCAGTGGGACCCGGACGGCGTCCTGATTGAAAAGAAGGCCACCGGTGCGCCGCTGATCTATGAGTTGCGGTCGATGGGCATCCCTGTTCAGGAGTACACCCCGTCAAAAGGTCAAGACAAAATTAGCCGTCTCAACTCCGTCAGCGACATAATTGCTTCGGGGAAAGTATGGGTGCCCCGCACCCGGTGGGCAGAAGAGTTGGTGGATGAAATCGCAGCCTTCCCGGCTGGCGAGCATGATGACTTGGTTGACGCCACCACTCTTGCGCTCATGAGATTCAGACAGGGCGGCTTCCTGCGTTTGCCTTTGGACGAGCCAGACGAGCCGATCTACCAGCGCAAACGCGAGTATTACTAAGGAGCCACCATGGCGACCAATATCGACAAAGCCTTGTACGCCGCCCCCATGGGGCTTGATGAGTTGGCCATGGCCAACGAGGCGACCCCTCCGATTGAAATCGAGATCGAGAACCCTGACTCCGTGAGTATCGGCATGGACGGGCTGGAGATCGAACTGCGTCCGGGGGAGAAAGGGGAGGATGATTTTGACGCCAACCTCGCCGAGTCCATGGACGAGGGTGAACTAGACACCCTGGCCAACGAGTTGATCGGCGACTTCACCGATGACGTGGCCTCCCGCCGGGACTGGATGCAGACCTACGTGGATGGTCTGGAGTTGCTGGGTCTGAAGATCGAAGAGCGGTCGGAGCCCTGGGAGGGTGCCTGTGGCGTCTTTCATCCAATGCTGGCTGAAGCGTTGGTGAAGTTCCAGTCTGAGACGATGATGAGTACCTTCCCGGCAGCGGGCCCGGTGAAGACGAAGATCATCGGCAAGGAGACCCCTGCCAAGAAGCAGTCAGCCGAGCGCGTGCGCGACGACATGAACCACCAGTTGGTGGACGTCATGACGGAGTACCGGCCTGAGCATGAGCGCATGCTGTGGGGCTTGGGTCTGG